GGTTAAGTGGGAAAAGGTTTCCAAATTAGCCGAAGCGCCAGCGGAGGCTGGTTTTTCTGGCGGCAGCGCCGCCCCTTGGAGTTCTGTCAATAACTGTACGGGGCCACAGCGCCGACGATTAGAGATGGAACTAAAAGCCAGGGGAATTAACAGCAGTGATGAAGAAATGAAGCTGCTTTTGATGGGAGTTGGCATCGATGCAGGGGCGAAAAAGCGTCTTTTTTACTGGAACGGCAGGTTACAGGAGAAAAGCATGCGAGTCTGAGTACATCAGATCAATCCCATTGAAAGATAAAAAGTGTTTCACATCCGGATAAAAATTTTATACTGTACGTATATCCAGTTAAGCTTGCAGGGAGGGGAAAATGCAGGATTGTCTTTTGGAGTCGGTCAAGCTCCAGCGTATTGATTTCTTTTTAAAACTTGTTGCTGTCAGTGATTGTAGTGAGGATGAAAAGCGCCTCGCTATCGAGTGGGTTTCAGAACTAACAGACGAGCTTATGGCACGGCTTCGTAACTATGAATACAGCCGCTCAATGCAGGTGTTGGAGCAGTAAATGGCAGTGCTGACGAATGACTGCAGCAGTGCATGACTATGCCGCATGAATTCGCATGATCCGAATAGGATTGCAAATGCCGAAGCCCGCCAGTAATGGTGGGCTTTTGCGTATTTCATGCAGGTGCATGAAAACCGCTACATAAAGCGGGCAGGCGTGGCGGGGGTACGAGCGCGCGCAACCAAGATGAGGTATGTGGCATTACTACTAAAAGCAACACGTTCCTGAATGTTTACATTTTCTAAAGTTTGGCGTACTTTTTAGAATCTCCACAGCAAAAGGAAATCGCTATGTCATTAGAATATCGTAAATTCAAAAATATAAATCTGAACGACCCCTTCTTTGATAGCCTCAAACAAGACTATCCAGAATTTAACGGCTGGTTTATAAAGAAAAATGAAGCAGAAGCTTTTGTATCATTTAACGATCAAGGCTTAGTGGACGGTTTTCTTTACCTGAAGGTCGAAGATGAGCCATTAGAAAATATGACACCATCCTTTCCGAAAAAAAATCGCGTTAAGTGTGGTACTTTTAAAATCGACTCCAGAGGCACAAAGCTGGGTGAAAGATTTGTCAGGAAAATATTCGACTATGCACTATCGCAAAACATTGATGAAATATACGTGACTATTTTCGATAAACATCAAGGGCTTATTAATTTGCTAACTCGATATGGATTCAGGCTTTGCTCGAGAAAAAATGAATTAACAGAGAATGGTAACGAAGGCGTGTATTTCAAAGACTTTATTTGGAGGGATTTATAATGAGTCACATGAACTATCCAATGATTCGTATGAGGAACAGGAATTTTCTTTTAAGTATTCATCCTAATTGGCATACTAAACTCTTCCCAGAATCAATTTTAAATAATGAAGATGATTCTTTAATTAGAGATGTAACCCATACCAACAGTATTCATAAGGTCTATTTGGCTAGGATGAACGGTATGGAAAATCTCCGCCCAGGGGATAATATTCTTATTTATCGTACAAGTGATGGTATGGGGCCTGCCGCATATCGCTCTGTCGCCACTTCAGTTTGTGTTGTTGAAGAATATAGAAATATTAATGAGTTCGCATCTCTCCAGGATTTCAAAGCCTATTGTGGACCGTTCAGTGTTTTCAGCCCACAAGAGTTAGATGGTTTTTATCATCAAAAAAACTACCCCCACATTGTGAAGTTCTCCTATAATTTCCCTCTTAGAAGGCGTATTATAAGGAAAGATATAATAGAAATGACCGGGATACCTGAAGAGATATACTGGGGGTTTTTTCCATTAAGTGATGGTCATCTTAGAACCATACTTAGTGCTGGAGGAGTTAATGAAGGTCTTATTGTCGATTAAGCCAGAATATGCAGAATCTATTCTTCAGGGCAACAAAAAGTTCGAGTTCAGGAAGACTATCTTCCGGAACAAAAATGTCAAAACAGTCGTTATTTATGCAACGATGCCAATTGGAAAAGTTATTGGTGAGTTTGATATTGACGAAATTATAAGCTCAGAACCTTCTGCGTTATGGGATGTTACTAAAAAGTATGCCGGCATTAGTAAATGTTTTTTCGACGAGTATTTTTCAAAAAAAAGCACAGCGTTTGCCATAGCGGTTAAAAACCCACGGCGATACAAGGATCCGGTACTACTGACTGACATAGTACCGGGGGCAGTGCCACCTCAATCATTCAGATATATCTAGGCTTGCGGGTGTTTATCACCCGCATTAGCAATTTCATTCACTGCGCTCTCGAAGGCCTCAATTGAGGGTTGGAATAGTATCTTTAATGGTATACTTAGCTGTTCGCAAATTTCTTCAGCATTTTTTCTTTCAAGTATCCTCAAGTTTTCTGGTTCGTAATGGAGTTTTGCCTCCCTCATTGCAAACCTCTCTTCAATCAACTCATCATCACATTCGATTAGTATTACACCATCTAATCCCATACCTTTAAAAACATCTTTTTTAAGCTCTATAAACTGACTCTTGCTATCAATCAAAACAAAGTGGCCATCTAAAAGTAAATTGACGTTATCCTTCTTTATTTTATTAAGTTCGCGTATGAGGATAACTTGATTATCATCTGCTGTATCAGTTTTTTTTTGATTATCCCAATCTTGGATTTTTCCTTGAGAAATAAGTTGGCTAGCACTTGTGTGTATAAAATCATTAGTAAGAATGAAGTTAGAACAAAGCGTGCTTTTACCGACCCCATGTGCGCCAGCAATGAAAATAATCATTATAATATTCCTTGTAAGTTGGTTTTTTCGCCTCAACAGTAGTATCATTTAATCATTGTTTTAGCAAGAATGGAAAGCGTTTCTTATGAATAGACATAAGGCATTATCGATTGTTTACCCTGCAGTTGAGAATATTATTTCCGGTTCTAAAACTGTTGAAATTAGATCGTGGCTTCCTCCGCACTTGCCTTTTTTAAATTTGCTGCTGGTAGAAAATGAGAATTATCTTAATGATGGTGAGATTGATAAACATGGATTGGCTAAGGCGATCGTGGATGTTATTCATTGCGAAGCTTGGACGTATGATATGTTTCTACAGCAATCTGAAAATGTAAGGCTAGGTAGGTCATGGAAGCCGGGTTATTATATTTGGCACTTGAATAATATAAGAAAAATAGAAGCCCCCGTCTTATGTGAGGCCAGAAAAGGAATATATGATGTTTTTTAAATAAGGGCCATATTTATTGACCCTATTAAATTACAACTCATAAGGTCGGAACGTAATCACTTCTTCACTAAGCCAGCCATTCAACTCTTTCATGCGCGCCTGTAACGGAATTAGCTCATTACGCACAAACACTTTACTTGCCTTCTCAATATCCCCAAACCCACCGACATTATTCGGCATAATCCCCATCAGCTGAGGTGGCACGCGATGTACAGCCAGCATGTCATCGCGGCTCACGTTCTTAATATTAAGAAATTCATCCTTAGCCGCCACCTCTGACAGCGGAATGATCTGGATGCCGTCCTTCTTGCCGTTCGGCGAGTACATAAATAGATTGCGAAAGTTACCCGGCCCTTTGGCGCTTTTCATCGCGGTGCGGATGTTGTTCACATCTTCCTGGCTTTGCACAGCGTCGGTCATATACATGATGAAACCGGCATGACTGCCGTTCAGGTAATACTTCCGGCGGAACAGGGTGGCCGACTCGTTCAGCAGCGTGGAGGGAATGGCGGATAGATATTCCGGCAGGCCGTAAATCTCCTGATTCAAATCCGGCTCCATCAGGTGAAAGATGCTTCCCTTCGTGAACTGATACGGCTCAGTGGTCAGGCCGTACTGCACAAACCAGTAGGTATCCAGATCGGTGCCGCGGCGTGTGAACTTCGCCAGCGCAGGCTCCAGGGCGATAACGCTGCCCAGCCGGTTGGTGCGCTTTTCCAGATAGGCATTGCCGAATACCAGATAATCCTGCACGAACCGGCTAAACGCCTGCTGACTCAACAGCGGATGCGGGATAAATGTGCTGGTCAGAATATTGCGCTTTACGTTAATCGGTGAGCTGTGATGTACGGCAGCCCGGAAGGTACGCGCTAGCCCGTCGAAACTCACCGGCGGCTCATACCATCGATCCATCACCACGCACTCCACGTAATCCAGCAGCTCACGACGGTCGAGCACCGGCACCGGATCGCCGAAGCTGAATGCCTCCGCCGCTGGACCGCTGCTGACCATCTTTTCGTCTGGGTTTACCGGCTGCGTGCGGGTGCGGTTTCTGCGTTTGCTCATTTAAAAAATCTCCATGATGTTGCCGGTGTGGGCTGCTTCGCCTTGTAGTGGTTCGTTTGCCAGCGCGTGCATTACCGCCCAAGCCAAATCCGCGTGGCTGGCTTCCTCGCTGCGGCTGGCTTCATAGGTCGGACGGTTGCCACTGGCTGTGGTGGCACGACGGATAGCCATGAATGACTGCGCAATGTCGAGATGCCCGGCATCAAATTCCAGTCGCTGATGGCTGATGATGTCGAAAGCCTTAAGCACCAGGGCATTTTTGACGTTCGGGTTGTAGACGAATTCTTTCACCTGCGGAAAAAACTGCTTCACGTTTTCATACACGCCCAGCCCGACGCCGGTAGAGTCGATGCCGATATAGGTGACGTTGTACTGCTGCGTCAGCTGCTTGATGGAATCGGCCTGAGCCCGAAAATCCATGCCGCGCCACTGGTGCCGCTCCAGAATGCGGAATTTGCCGCCCGCTACCGCCGGTGGTGCGATGACCACGCAACCGGCGCTGTCACCGTTCTGCGTACCTTTTGCCGGGTCATAGCCGATCCAGACTTCACGCCAGCCGAAGGGGCGCAGCGCCAGCGCTTCAAAGTCCTTCCACACTTCCCAGCTGTCCACCATGCACGCCTGCAGCAGGGTCAGCGGGAATACGGACGCCAGGTCGTCCACAAACTCGCACATCAGCAGGTTCTGATATTCCGGCGGGCTGTACTCCATGCGCAGCTGGTCGAGATCGAAGAGGTTACAGCCGCCGTGCACCGCGTCTTCAACGGTGACAATCTGGCGAAACTGGCCGTCATCACAGAAACGGCCGGATGAGAGATTGCCATGGGTGAGATCGACATCTACGCGATCGGCTTTGGCGCGGCCACGGTTGTAGAGCGCGCCGGACCAGAAGGGGTAGGCGCTGTGTGTCAGGCTGGAAGGCGTGGAGAAATAGGTCTGCCGCCACTTTTTGTGCAGCGCCATACCGGATGCCACCTTGCGCAGCTCCTGAAACTTCGGGATCCAGAAGTATTCGTCCAGGTAGAGATTGCCGTGGTAGCTCTGCGCGGTGCGGGCGTTGGTGCCCAGAAAGTATAAACACGCGCCGTTGCTGAGCGTCATCGGATCACCCTTCAGCTCAACGTCCACTTCTTTGGCAAACTCGATGATGTACTGCTTAAACACGTGCGCCTGCGCCTTACTGGCGGAGAGAAAAATCTGGTTACGCCCGCTGGTCAGCGCATCTACCAGCGCCTCTCGGGCAAAATAGAATGTGGCCCCAATCTGGCGCGATTTGAGCACATTCCGGATGCGGTGCTTGTTGCCAGCCTCCCACCAGTTGCGCTGGT